ATGGATGTTGACGAAACTAACTTTGTAGCAACAGCAGGCGCAGTTTTGGGCGAATTCCAGAGGGCTTATGTAATTCCCGAAGTTGATGCTTATAGATATAGCAAAATAGCTTCTCTTGCAGTAGCAAACAATAGGGCAAGCGGTGGATATACTGCTTCTACTTCAGACATATTAACCAAACTCATGAATGATATTTATGCAGTTTATGACATAGTTGGCGAAAGTGTACCTCTTGTTGTATCTTTGAATATGGCAATTGCTGGTATACTTGATACTGCTGACAAGATGGAGAAGAAGCTTGAAGTTGTTGATTTTGTTCAGGGTAACGCAACAATGAAAGTAAAAAGTATTGATGGCATACCTGTTATTCGTGTACCTTCCAGCAGGATGAAAACAGCTTATATTTTCAAGGATGGCACAACGGCAGGACAGGAAGCAGGCGGTTTTGAAGCGGATGCAAACGCAAAGGACATTAACTGGATAATTTCTGCACAGAACGCAGTAATAGCAGTTTCTAAGACAGATACTCCTAGAATCTTTGATCCTTCCGTCAATCAGACTGCACATGCATATAAGATAGATTATAGAAAATACCATGACTTATGGATACCTGTCAACAAGCTTGGTGGCGTATTTGTTAATATCAAGCAGGCATTAGCATAATGACGACAGGAGGTTGTATCAATGTTTGTTCTACAGAAATTAAACGTAGTTAAAATTGTTGATACAGCCGCAAAAAAAGATGAATTAATACATCAAGGGTTTGCTATAGTGCAGACCCTTGATGATAAAAAAAATGCGGTTGTAGAAAACAAATATGAAAAAATGGGATGGCAGGAACTAAGAAAATATGCAATGTCAAAAGGGGTAGATGTTGCAGAAAAGAAGAAAGCGGAAATAATTGCTGAACTCCAGAAATTGGAGGGATAAAATATGCTTGAATTAATGAAACAATTGTTAAATATAACAGATAATACTAAAGATGCTATATTAAATTTTTGTTTAGATAAAGCGGTACTTGCGATAAAAAACTATTCTTGTTTAGATGCAATTCCAGAAGAATATAATAACGCTATTGTTGATTTAGCAATTTATTTCTACAAAAACAAAGATAAAATCGGTATTACTTCAATGACGCAGGGTTCAAGGTCGCAATCTCTTGTTGATGGTATTCCGAATGCGATAAAAGCAATATTGCCTAAGCCTAAAATTAAGGTGGTGGGATGATGTTTTACGATAAAAGAATTGAGATTTTAGGAACATCAGAGGGATATACAGACGACTGGGGAATATATCATCCTGGGCAAGAAATACCCATAAAAACAATAGATTGTGATGTACAGCCATATTCCGCAGAGCTTTTATATAGGGATTATGGCTATAATGAACAAGTAACTAAACGTGCATTTTGTGATATAGACCCTCTTTTAAAAACAGGTGGCTATGTCAGATACAATAATCAAAAATACATTATCAAAAAAATAATAGAATGGGATGATTATGTAGAGTTGATGCTATATGAGCAATAGTCCATTTCAAAATGAAATAGAAAGAATCAAAAAAGCAAGAGAAAAAGCGATTCTAGAAAGTTTGCTCATGGTTGAAGCAGATGCAAAAATGCTTTGCCCAGTAAAAACAGGCACGTTGAAAAGGAGCATTACACATGCCGTAAAGACGGAAGAAAATATAACAAAAGGTTCAGTAGGTTCTAATGTAGAATATGCGTATTGGGCAGAAAAACATCAGGCATATCTAGAGCCAGCAGTTGACCAGAATTTAGAAAATATAAAAAGAAAAATAGCGGAAGTTTTAGCTCCAGAAAAGGAGTGATATATATTTGAAAGTGATAAGAAAATATCTTGTAGAAAATACAGAATTGATTAACCTTCTTGGCGGTCAATACATATGGCTTGTTGAGAAGCCGAAGGAAATAAATGCAGATAATTATATTATCTATAAATACAAAGAATTAAGCGGTGGATATATCAAGGATTATCAGCTTGAATTTAATATCATCGGAAAAGATTTAAACAAGCTTTTAACAATTCGTCAAAAGTTTATTGAACTTCTTGATGATCCTAGGAACGAGAAAATAATAAAAGATAGTGATACAACAATACGCAGCACAAAACTTTTAAATGGTGGTGGAATGGGAAAAAATCCAGAAACAGGAAACTATGAAATAATACTTTACTTTTTGGTTAAGATTTAAGAAAGGGTGATTTTATGGCAATGGATTATCAAACCAGCGAGCCTATTATTCTAGGTTCGGGTGAATTATATATCGGATTGGCAAGCGAAATAGCAGATTTAGCAAATTTGACAACACAGGAAGAAGAAGCACTTGTAAACATAGGAGCGATTGAATCAGGTGCTTCAATTACAATTAAAACAGAAAAGAAAGAAATAAAAGCAGCGAATAGAGGACTTATTAGAAAATTTGTCGTGGATAAAGAAGTTAGATTTAGTACAGGTATTATGACCTGGGTTATGGAAAATGTTGCTAAATACTTGTTAGGTTCGACTTTTACAAAGGATGCTACAACAGGACAAGAAAAATTTATACTAAACAAAAACGATGATGCTCCAGTTGTTTATTTACGTTTTGTACACAAAAAGAAAACTGGCGGTTCATTGACGGTAAACATCTACAAAGCACAATTTGACGGTGATTTGTCGTTTACTTTTGATGATGAAAATCCTTTGACAGTTGATTATGAATTTGTTGCTTTGGCTGACAATAGCGGAAATTATGTTGAATTCATCGAGACATTCACAGATTAAGGGTAGTATTTCTACCCTTATAAAACTTTATTAACGGAGGAATATAACAAATATGAGTAAAATAGTAGATTTATCTGTATTAGTGAAAGAGCCATTGATTTTCAAAGATACACAGGGCGAAAGCTATACCATTCCTGGGGAAATTTCAACGCAATTTGTTATAAAACTTTCAAAATATGCAGCAGATATACAAAAAATCAAGGATGAAGCGGTTGCACTTGAAAAGATGCAGCAAATAGTTGTTGATATACTTAGTTTAGACAAAAGTAAAAATATTACAATTGATTTTGTGAAGGAAAGATTTGACGATATTAGATTTTTGAAAATAATAATTAGCGAAATGATGAAGCATGTTAAGGAGATAGCAGAAGACCCAAACTCCAATTCCCTCGAATCAAATTAAAAGGTTCGGGGGTTTATTCTTCTGGTGATGAAATTGAAATAATGGCTAATATTGCCTTTCTCATAAAACAAAGCGGAATGAGCTATTTTGAGATTATGAATCTTCCTTATGCAGTATTTTTGTCCTTGTTCAAGCATTTTAAAATGTTTGAATTAATGCAAAATCCCGAATACGCAGAAGAACTAAGAAAAGCAGAAAGATTAAAGCAAACAGAGCCAGACTGGGAAAGAATAAGACCTCTTACGAGAAAGGAGGGGTAATGTGTCAGTTATTGATTTAGCGACATATAGCTTTAATATAGAGTTGAACGATGAAAAATTCTCTAAAGGCATGAAGGAAGCAGAACAGCAGGCCGAAGGTTTTAAAGGCAAAATTAGCGGCTTAACCGATTTTTTGAAAGTTTCTGTTGTGGGTAGACTTTCAGCAATAGGTACAGCTATTGCAGGAACAATTGAAGCAGGAATTAAAGCAACTGCTGATTTAGATGAGCAGATGAGCAAATTTAAAGCCTCCACAGGTGCAAGTGTTCAAGATACAGAAGAAATACGCAGATTAGCGCAGGATTTATATAAAACAAACACCGACAGCATGGAAGATATTATTGCAACAGCAGCAGAGTTAAAGAAAAGCATGGGTTTAACAACAGATGAGGTTAAAAAGTATCAACAGGCATATATGGACTATGCAAAAACAACAGGGCAGGCAAATACTGATGTTGTTCAAGCAATAGATGATATTAGCGATGCTTGGGGATTGACAGCGGAAGAATCAGCAAAATCATTAGACATGCTTAAAAAATCAAATGAAGAATTTGGTACTGATTTAGTTGCAGTTCAAAACGCTTTAAAGGGTGTTGCTCCTGCTGCAAAAGCATTAGGATTGAGTTTTGAAGAAACTAACGGTATTATGAATTTGTTTGCTTCTTCTGGCTTGGATGCAGGGCAAGCAATGATAGCTTTTACATATGCGGCTAAACAAGTAAAATCACCTGAGGAATTTAGAAAACTTTTAGCTGACATCCAATCAATAAAAGACCCTACAGAAAGAGCGCAAAAAGCAGTTGAATTATTCGGGGCTAGGGCAGGTGTCGCAATGGCTAATGCTTTAGACGGTACGAAAAACCTGCAAGATTTTATTGTCACTATGGAT